AGCATCACCTTCACTTTGGGTTCACTTGCCTGAACAAGGTCCTGACTCACAAAACGACCAAGAGAACATCTTAAAGAGATTGGAAGAACGATATGTTGGTTCATCAAATGCTGGTCGTATCATCGTTTCATGGGGAGGTCCTGAAGGTGAGAAACCTGAGATTACCCAAATCAATTCAAATCTTCAAGCAGGTATGTTTAGTGAGATTTTTGCTTTGGTTCGTGAGAACATCTTGGCAGGACACCAAATCCCTGACGCATCACTATTGGGATTACCTCAACCATCAGGATTCTCAAGTCAGGCAGACCAACTTGAAACTGCTCACAAACTATTTATGAGCACAACCATAAAACCGCTCCAAGAGTTTTTAGTAAGGGAACTAACCCCAATTTTAGAATTGATGTATCCTGGTCAAGAAATCAACTTGGAGATTGAACAAAACCAATTATTAGCGTAATGAATTACAATGTCCTTTTAATATCAGAACAGAAATTAAAGTCACAGAGTCCGATTGACCCCAATGTAGATTCTGATGAGCTAAGATACGGCATTCAGATGGGTCAAAATATTTTTATTCAGGAGACATTAGGGACTAATTTTTTTGAAGAAATATTGAATCAAGTAGAAGATGGTTCAATTTCGTTACCTGCTAATATCTACAATAAGGAGTTGTTGGACAACTTTATTCAACCTACTTTGGTTGCATATTCCTACTACATTATCTTGGACAATATGTTCGTTAAATTGGTGAATGTGGGTCTTCAACAATTCCGTTCAGAACAATCAAATCCTGTTGGGATAAAAGAGTTCCAATACCTTAAGGACCAAGCAAGAGACAGAGCACAATTCTTGGACAACTTAATGAGAAGACACTTGGTATTTGAGAATTGGAAGTATCCAAGATATACACAAGTTACCAACAATGGTCAGTTGATACCTGAGTTCGGTTCTCCATTCAGAACATCTGTAATCCTACCAACAAATAGCAGATTCAATTATTACGGATATAATAGTCCATTAAACTCATTGTTTAATTGTTCTATTCCCTGGTGGTATGGGGGTAGACGCTCAGGTGAATAAGATGGACAGAGACACAACAATAGCAAATGTAGTCACGATGGGTGCTGTGGGTATGAGTGTTATGTCCACCATTCAAATCCTAACCATCATCTCTTTGATGACGGCTGTTGGATTGAACTTGATTTTGATTTGGAAGCAGTTAAAGAAGAAGGATTAGATTTCTCCTTTAACATCACATATAAATCCAAGTCCTTTTGGAACTTTTGTTTCTCAAAGACTGGTATTGTTTTCTCGTATTCCCTTTTGTTGATTCCCATAGTTAAAATATAATCATTTAATTTTACTTAAACAAATACCCTGAGGTAATTTTTGTTGTTGCCTTAATCTCCAAATCATTCAACTCATTTTGGACCTTCAGGAACGACTTATCTGTAGGTGAGATTAGTATAATATACTTGGAGATGAATTGTCTCTTTAGAGTTCGTGCCAAGGTCAAATCCTCTTGGGTCTTGACTGACTTAAGAATCAATCTTACATAGGTCAGGTCTTTTTCGTATTCGCTCATCTTAATATAGTTTGTTGATTATGTTTGTGTGATATTGAATTAGATTACTTCTCGTGGGTTTTTCCACCATGAATGAGGTATTGGTATCAATTCGTGGAATAAAGTTAACATAGGTCAAATAAACATATAAAATCGTGGTGTCTGTGATGATAGGTGAAATCATGGATTTAATAACATCATCACCAATCGTAGATTCAATCACATCTTGAATACCCAATTCGTGTTTCATTACGAATGAGTGGTTATCAAAGTTCCATCTTTTTCCTCTACGAATACTTGATACATGGATTCGTGAAATACTCTCACCACTATTGGTCCTGTAGATTCTGGCAATTTCAGAGTTCGTTAATCCCATATCAAATAGGTCTTGTAATCTTTGTAGGTCGTTTGTTGTTTCGTCAATTTTGCTTGAGCCAATCATAATTTTGTTTTTATTTAAGTTTATGTTTTATTTCAAATTGTCGCCAGACTGGTAATTCATCTGGTCCAATCTTATATCCGAGATTCTTTAACACTTTTTCTGTCTCCACAAAATCTCTGTCTGATATTGGATTCATCTTGAGGTAATCATATTCAGGGTCAGGTGGTTCTTTATCTTTGATGTAATGAACTTTACACTTGTATGTCTTACCAAAGGGTGTATCTTTGGAGTTATAGAACTGTGACTCGTGTTTATACTCTCCACACAATCTACAGAAGTAATTCCACCCCTCATCTGTTAGCATTCTCCTGTTTAAGAAGGATTGTATCTTTTGATTTCCCATATCTATAAATATCTACAATAATAAAAAAAACCAATTTAATTATCAAATTATACATTTTTTTTTCATTTAATTGGAACTTTAGGATTTTATTACTATATTTACTGATATGGAGAAAGACAAAATGATACCAATGAATGTGGACCTACACTTAAAGTTGAAGGTCTATTGTGCAAAGAACGGACTACAAATCAAAAAGTTTGTTGAAGAATTAGTTAGTGATAAATTAAAATTGGAGGGACAGAAAAATGAGAATTAAGAATGTTTTAATATATGAAAGTATTTGGGATATGATACCAAAACTAACTGACCAACAAGTTGCTTGTTTGTTTAGAGGGATTTCTGATTGGAGATTAGGGGTTCAACCAGTATTTAATGACCCATTGATTCAGGGTGTTTGGTTTGGGATTGAACCAAACTTACTTAAACTTGAACAGGAATACAACAGGAAGGTTGAGGCTAACCGAAATAATGGTAAATTAGGTGGTCGCCCAAAAACCCAAGTAAACCCAAATAACCCAAGTGGTTTTTTAGAAACCCAACCTAACCCAAATAACCTTAAAGAGAAAGAGAAAGATAAGGATAAAGAGAAAGAGAGAGATATAGATAAGGATATGGATATAGATAAGGAATTAGATAGGATTTTAGAAATGAAAAATATAAGATGAAAGACCTAACCAATATACCTGAAAGATTTCATTGTTTATTCTTAACTGATTGGAACAATGGAAATGAGAGTGAGATGAAAAGCGTAGAGCGTAGTCAGATGGGTGATTTATTCCTTGAGTATAACCGATGGGATATTCAACGAATGATTGATTCAAAGAAACCAGTTCAACAAGAAAATATGGTTGGATTTGTAGATTAAAATATTGATTCACTCAACGGGATTTACTATATTTATTATTGTAGGTCGTCTTATTCATCATATCGTATTAAAGTTCCCGTTTTAGTATCTATGACCTACGGTTGATTCACACATAGTCCCCAATGAAAGTTGGGGATTTTTTTTTGCTACTATGATGCTGGTTTAAAAAATAGTTGTATCTTTGTAAGACAATAAACGGGAAACATTATGGAAAAGAAAAGATTTAAATGTGTTGATAACTTGTATGAGTTCAAATCTTATATTCAAGATTTAAAGTATGGTTCTGACTGTGCATACAGAGCATTACAGATTCAAGGTAAAACCAATTATGATATCAACTTTGGATTTATGTTATGTCGTAAATCTTTGATGAATGGAGTAGACGAGAACTTTAAAAGTGTTGGTGGTGGTTATTGTATGCCTTATGCGTGGCATGTATGGAATGAAACAGATGATACAATCTATGATAGTTGTGGAGCATTACAACGATGGGGATTTGATGTATGTGATGTTGAGAATGTATTGATAGTTGATGCACCAAGAATTAAATCAGTTAAAGAGTTTGATAAGTGGGTAAGTAGATTTGCAAAAAGTTTAATTACCAAAGGATTACCACCAGTTGTCTACATTCAAGGTCTTGGTATGGATACAGATAATGAAGGTAATTGGTTCGTTATTGGTGATGACCACTTCAACAATAAGTTAGATATTATTGACGCTAATCATAATATTACAGGATTTACTGAAACAAATATTGTAAAAGTTTTGGCAGATTAAAATAGAATGCATACCTTTGTTAGACAATTAAACAGATAGACACTATGAAAAAGGCAACCAAAAAAGAAGTATTAGAAATGGCAATCCAACAACAACAAAAATATGAGGAACTTGTATGGTTTGCTCGTAGTGGTAGAAACGCTCATATGCCAGTTGTAAAGAATCATAGAGAGAGAATTGAGGGAATGTATCCACAAGAGGTTAAAAATCTCTCAGGTGAGACAGGAGATTGGTCTCATGGATTTAATTCAGGTATGTTGGCTGGTATGAGATTGATTGTCTCAATGATGGAATACAGCACAGAACACGCAACAGAAAACTTTCCTGAATTAGATTCATAATTTATTTGGCAGATTAAAATAGAATCAGTAACTTTGTAGAAACAATTAAAGACATGAAAAACATTAGAGTATACGACATTGATTACTTGTATTTGGAAGATGAAAAATACGCAAGAGAATACAATCAAGATTTTCAACTCACTGAAGATGAAATCAAAGAACGCATTGAACATCTCAAATCTAACAGAGAGGTAATCTTCAAGTTTGACGAATGGGAAATTGATGAAGAAGATTGGAATGATGAAGAAAATATGGAAGATGTTTTGGTTGATTGGCTTGAATCAGAAACAGGAGAATATTTTTGTAGATATGAATGGGAATATTTGGCAGATTAAAATAGAATACATACCTTTGTAAGACACTTAACAATTAAAAGACATGGGAAAAGAAATTATTTTTAGCGAAGGAAGTCCTGTAAAAGGCAAGAAAGACATTATCAATTTCATGAAATACATGAAAAAGAAATACAACATCAAACAAGAAAAAGGTGTTGCTGATGCTGTGGTAAACGCTTACCTACAATCACCAACAGGTAAAGACCACATCGTTATGCATAATGTGAATGATGAGTGGTTCTTAAACTTTTTATCTAATGATGAGGTATTGGGTCAAGTTGAAATTGAACCAGAGACCAAAATATATTCATAATATATTTGGCAGATTGAAATAGAATACATACCTTTGTAAGACACTTAACAACTAAAAGACATGAATAAACAAGAATTAACCCAATTAGAAGAACTCATTCACAAATTACATTGTGAATATCCAAACTCATTTGTTGTTGGAAATTATGTAATCCAACCAATGTATTGGTCAGAAGACAATGATGGTAATATCAACTATGATGTTGAGAGTATGAGAGATGAGTTTAATGTAATATGTTCTAATTTAGAGGAACATAATGAAAACTCTGATTTTGATTGGGATAATATGTAGTAAGATATGAAAAACATAGATATAACACACTTAATAACAGAACAGGAGATAATCAGTAAGTATGAGTATTTCTTGGAATATACAGGTGAAGGAGACCCTGTGGAACAACTAATCTATATGTTTTGGGAAGGTGAGGAAGGATATGGTAATCCTTATGATTTAACCGAACAAGAACACGATGATTTGATTAGACCAGTATTGGAAGAATATTTTAGAAAACATTTGGCAGATTAAAATAGAAAGCATACCTTTGTAAGACACTTAACAACTAAAGACATGAACATTACAGAAATCCACAACCTACTTTTATCAATTCAAACACAAGCAAATAATGCAATCCAAGAACACAGATGTGATGACTATACCATTGAAGAACAACAATGGAATGAACAACTTTGGATAGGTGTTAAGATTGGTGCTGAAACCTTATACAAAAAAATCCAAGAAAAACATTTGGCAGATTAAAATAGAATACATAACTTTGTAAGACACTAAACAACTAAAGACATGGACAATACACTAATTCAAGACAACTTTGACGAACTATTAAAATTGACTAAAGAGGATAGAAATGTTGTAATACAATATTTCAACAACTGGTCAGAATCTTATCCCGCATATTTTGAGGATAATGATACACTCCAAGAAAAAATGGAGAAATCATTTATCAAATGGTTTAATGAAAATCATGATATGGAAAGTTTTACTGCTGAAGATGTTATGGAATACCATAACGATGGATTAAATGAAATGGCATCATTATGGGAATACGAGGTTGATACAATCTTATCTTATTACAAGGGTGAATACGATGAAGAATTATTCAAAGAATTAGTTGAAGAATATTTGGCAGAACAAGAATAATTCAGTATCTTTGTAAGACAATTAAAGGAAACGATTCAGATACCATTATTTAATTGGACACTCATAAGGGGAAGGAACGATTCAGATACAACTACCCTTTTAATTTGTAAAACCCTAAAAAAAAAACATAGACATGGAAACACAAAACAAAAACAACCAAGAACAAATCAACGACCTTAACTTTAAGGCAACTGTAGTCCTCCTTCAAGGAGTAGTGGCAATCGCTTCAGCAGTATTCGCACTTTATGTATTGATTACATTGTAGGTTCAAGAAAAAGTAGTATATTTGTAGAACAATCTAAAAAAAACAATATGTCGTTATTCAACTCAATCAGTAAAGGTTTCGGTATGTCTCTTGGAAGCACAGCCGCAAAGAAAGTAACAAGTTCAAACATTGATGGAACATTCAAGATGGTTTGGGGATTATTCAAATGGTCTATGATTATCACATTTATTTTTGGAATGATTCAAGGATTTATGGAATAAAATATTTGGTAGAATAAAATAGAATTAGTATATTTGTATAACAATTAAAAACATAAAAGACATGGAAAAACAACTTAAAACAATGGAACAGAAAATGGCAGAGAACCCAAACGAAATCATGGAGAACGGATTGACTCGTGCTCACAACGACAAAATCAACAAAGATGGTGATACATTCGCAGGTATCATTCACTTGGCGGTAGGAATCTTTTTATTATACACCGTAATCCAAATCATCTTGTAATCATGTGTAATCTAAACGAAGCAATGGAGGAACAAAGAGGGTCAGTCAACCAAGATGAGATTTTGGAGAAGATGTTCCAAGAAGAACAAGAAGAATACTACTTACAGTATTTCAAGGACCTACAGTTTGCAATGAACGAACACTATAAAGAAATGGAGGGTGAAAATGTCGCAGAACAAAGATAGACAAATAGCAACACAATCAAGTTTGAAATTGGTTAACGATTGGGCAAACAGTTGTGGAAAATGTTTGGAACTGAAAGAACTTGTAGCCATCACCAATGTAATCGTAGATTATGTGGAGAAGGGTTACTCAAAAGAACTTGGGGATAGGTTGGACAAGATACAAGAGCATCTTGACCACAAGGGGTTACCTAAGAAATAGTGTTTCCATAATGTCGGAAAGGGTGTAGTATTTATTTACTACACCTTTTTTAATTATGAAGAAATGTATTATATGTAATGAAATAAAACCCTATGAGGATTTCCATCGTCACTCAAACTCGTTAGATGGAAGATTGAATAAATGTAAGCCCTGTCTAAAACAATACACCTTAGACCTCAAGAACGGTAAGAGAATGAGCAAGGAGGAGGTAAGAGAAATCAGACAACACACCAAAGAGAAAGGAATGGCTCATGAGAGAGAGATTACGAACTATATGTTAAGAGTGATGGGATACGAACCTGATTCACTAATATCAGTCCACGAACAATTTTTAGTCCGACATTTGCTTGACGCTCACAAGGAAGTGTAATATATTTATACCTGACAGAAAGTCAGTCAATCTATTGTTTTTTTTTTAACCCCTAAGTTTTGATATTCTTAGGGGTTTTCTTTTTTACTTCTGCACCAACCATACCTATATTTATAGTAAATCAAAAATCATGTGTAACTGTAAATCAGGTAAAGAACAAAAGTTAAATAACTTGGATTCAAACGACCATCTACAAGTGGCGTTTGATGCATACAACATCGTTGTAAAAGAGAAGGAAGTATCAGAGTATGATGATACAGATAAAGCGATTGTGATGTCTGCATTCTATGCAGTCTACCCAAATGCAAAGGGTGAGGTAACTGTTGAACACGCAACATTAACAATCAAAGGAATCTATTCACAATATAATGGAAAATAGGAAAGGACCAGGAAGACCTCGTTTGGAAGAAACGATGAATCCTGAATGGTATAAGATAATCGTAGAGGCAGGTAGAGATGGAAAACACATCACACAATTCTTGATTGAGTTGGGTATTTCGTGGGAGAGTCACTACGCATTACTCAAAAGAAACAAGAAATATTTGGAAGCGTTCAATGAGTATGAGAAACTCTGTGAGCAGTGGTGGTTTGAAAGAGCATACGATGCAATGGCATCAGGTGAATCTAACAAGTTCAATCAGAGGTTGTGGACCATCATCATGAAGAACAAGTTTAAGAACAACTGGCAAGACGAGAACAAGGTGGACATCACAACCAAAGGTGATAAGTTAAATCCACAAGACAACACCATTCAGGTTGAGATAATCCGTAAGAGTATTGAAGATGAAAATCAAAAGTAAGAATGGGGAAAAAACCTATGAGTATGATTACAAGATGATTTTGGTCTATGGTAAAGTTAGAGAACAACTCAAGGATTATTGTAAGAAAAAAGGACAGACCTACACACAGGTCATTAGTCATTGGTTAAGACAAGAAAATAAATGAGGATAAGGGCAAATGGGTTATTTGAAGAAGTATCACAAAAGATACAGGAAGGAAAGAGATACATATCTTTACGAGGCTCCTCTCGTTCAGGAAAGACCGTATGTGCCCTACAAACAATCATATTGGAGTGTCTCACCAAACCAGGAACGACAACGACCATTGCTCGTGAAACTCAGGTCTCTATTAAGAACACCGTCTTTATTGACTTTAAGGAACAAATGGAGGAACTACAGATTTGGGACGACTCAAGATACAACAAAGTAGAAATGGTCTACAGGTTCACCAATGGTTCAATCGTTCGTTTCATTGGACTTGATGATACCACAGGTAAGTTGAGGGGAATGAAATCTAACATCTGTTTGGTTGATGAGGTCAATACGGTTAGTATGTCGGCATTCGTTCAGTTGGACATCAGAACATCAGAGTATATCTTGATGTGTTACAACCCTGAGATTCCAACTGACTGGTGGGGATTGGATTACGAGAAAAAAGAGAATGGGTGTGTATTGATTTCAACATGGAGGGACAACGCATTCTTGGACCAACGAATCATTGACTCAATCAACTCATTAAAAGAAACTGACTATGACCTGTGGTTGATTTACTCTGAAGGTCAGATAGTCCCTCCAAGAGAGGTTGTGTATGTTCAACCAAGCATATACGATGAAGAACCACAAGGGATTAAATATACCTATTACGGATTGGACTTTGGTTTTGCCAAAGATGTCTGTGCTGTTGTTGAGGTCAAAGCACGAGACAAGGAAATATTCGTAAGGGAAATCATTTACGAAGCAGGACTCACGAATGAGGACCTTGCGTTCCTACTCAAAGACAAAGGGATAAGTAGAATGGACAACATCGTGGCAGATTCATCAGAACCCAAATCAATTGCCGAGTTAAACAGGTCAGGTCTAAATGTTCGTGGAGTTAAAAAGGGAACAGGGTCAGTTCTCTTTGGAATCCAAAAGTTAAGACAATTCAAGATACACATTCATAAGGACTCACACAACCTCATCACTGAGTTCACTAATTATAGATATAAAAAAGATAGACAGGGACGAATAACGAATCAGACAGAAGGTGATGACCACGCCTTAGATGCCTTGAGATATGTTGTATCAGAGTTCCTTGATACCAAACCAAAAAAGTTCACATTTGTATGATAGAAGTAAAAATTGATGACCAAATAATTAAGGTCAATCCCAAACTAACGATTGATAAATACCAAAAGATACAGGGTAATCCTGTTAAATATTCCAAGCCAGAGGAAATCCTATCATTGTATTTGGACATCAGTGTAGATGAGTTGAGAGACCTACCTGCAGACCAAATCAAGTTTGTGGAAAAAGCATTATCAAACTACATTTTAGAACCAAAGTCAAACGACTTGGTGAACACATTTGAATTGAATGGAGTGACTTATGGATTGGAGAATGACTGGCAGAATATGACTTGGGGACAATGGGTGGACCTTGAGGTATATTCACAATCAGATAAGTTGTTATACAACCTACACTTGATTATGGCAATCTTATACAGACCTGTTGAGAGTGAGAAAGGGGTGAAATACAAATTGAAAAAGTTCAAGTCATCAGAGGTGATGGAACGAGCAGAGTTATTCAGGGAAAACTTACCTGTGGAAATGTGGTTTGGTGTTTCAACTTTTTTTTTGCAAACGCTAAACGCATACATAACGCATATAGACATTTCTTTGAAAGCGAAGATGAAGATAGAGAGTTATCTGAAACCCCTGAGGAAGATACTCCCCAAATGGCTCCTTCCGAAACCACTGCCCGATTCTACTTTGAGCTCACCTACCAACTCGCAACTGAAGACATCACCAAAATAGAACAACTCAACGAGATGAATATGTATTTATGTTTGTCTACCGCTTCATTGATTAAAGACAGGATAATTAAACAACAAAACGAACTCAAAAAACAAAAGAAATAAATGAGTAATATAATGAACGAATATACCACCTTCCATAAGGTGTTAGATTACCTCCAATATTTTCAGGAACAATCCCCGATGTTGAACACATTCGGTTATGGAAACTTGGTGGATTTTGGAAAGAATGTTTCTGGTTCGTCTGTGAACTACCCATTCTTATTTGTGGTGCCACAGGCAATAGAGTATCAGGAGAATATGACCGTATATTCTGTTACCATGATTTTTGCGGACATCTTGAATTGGGACTTATCTAATGAAAAGGATTGTGTATCTGATATGAGTATGGAAGCCAAGAGATTTCTGGCATACCTGAAGTATGGTCAGAATACCTTACCAACATTATACGACAATATTGATGTGAATATGCCAGTTCAGGCAATCCCATTCTTTGAGAGATTTGGAGACCATGTGGCAGGGGTTGCTATGGAAGTCCCATTGATTGTTTATGATACATTGGATTCGTGTGATTATTACCCAACACCAACAGCGACACCAGGTCCTGAACCAACACCAACGGTTACAGCAACCAATACTGCAACTCCAACGGTTACCCCTACAAACACATCAACACCAACATCAACACCAGTATTAAGTCCAACACCTACGACCACTTCAACCTCAACTCCGACACCGACTCAAACAGGAACTCCTACTCAAACTCAAACACCTACAAATACTTCAACACCAACGAATACACCTACCACAACTACCACTTTAACGGCGACACCAACATTAACTCAAACACCAACATCAAGTCCTATATCAACAGTATCGTTCTTTGTAACTACAGGTCAAAGTATCTATGAAGCATTTAGTTCAAGTGCCACAACAACATTATACACGGCGGATATTGGAAATTGTGGACCTTGTACCAGTGGTGGAATAACTTGTTTCCCTTGTCTTACAACAAATCAAGTTTTATATCTTGACCCATCTTTAACAATTTTGGCTCCAAATGGATTCTATACGAATGAGATGTCTTCAGGAAACTATGGAACGATTACAGTATTTGGAACTAAAGAAGTTGCTGGTGGATTCTTTGGTGGGGCACCAAGTCCTCCATCACCTCCATCAGGTTCACACCCTTATACATTTACAGGATATTCTGTTAATGGAACTTATACCACAGGTTGTGATGCTAACCCATTATCAGGTGGAACACCAATAACATTATATGGTGATGCTGATTGTTTAGACACAAATGGTTATTTGTATAATGTAACATCAGGAACATCAACAACTAATCTATTTGGTTCTTATTACTTTAGTTTACCACAATCGGTTCCTGGATGTGGAAGTGGAAATATCATATTTAACTTGGATAAAGATGGTCGTGTATCAAGATTTTTCCAAAACCCATCAACCCTTTGTTAATGTATGGCACAGGCACCAGATGATATATTAAGAATGTTGGGTGATGTGATTGAACAGAACATCAAGACCGAACTATTGAAACCCCGTCAATCACGAGGTTATGATGGTAAGCCAAAATCACCAGGAGCAGTAAACAATCGTGTTTATACTGGTCGTTTATTGGACGCTGCTACGGTTAGTTGGGAACGAGATGCTGATGGAAATATAAAGATGGTGATTGAGTTCCCTGGAGCACCTGAATGGCAAGTTGTGAACTCAGGTCGTAGAGGTAAGAAACAATCCCCTACATTCAAGTATCCACCACTTGCAACAATTGCCACTTGGGCAAGAACAAGAACCAATAATTCAATCCCACAATTCAGGGATAAACAAGGTAGGTTCATGTCCAACGATGATAGAGCATTCTTAATTCAAAGAAGTATTGGAGAATTGGGTATTGCACCTACATTCTTTTTAGATGAGGCAATCAAACAATCATTGGACGACATATCAAGAGATTTTGGTATCTATGGTAGAGCATTCATTGAGGAAGTAATAAGAGAAAAAATAACCTTTAGAACAGGAACACAAAGACAATGAGTATAGCATTTACATCAACACCAGCAGAGTTTCAACCCGTATTATCAGACGGGATATATTTTACATTATCATCGGACACATACAATCCGTTAAGCACATTCAAGTTCAAATATAACTACGAGTTGTATGTTGAGGACCTATTGGTCTTTGAGGGTAAGTGTTCACCAAACCCTTTTGGACTTGGGATATTGGATTTACAACAAATCCTTGAGACCTACACAGATTCATTACCACTATCGTATTGGAACACCACACCAATTTATACACACCAAACATTCCCATTCTCAAGACCATTGAATCAGGAGACAATCAACTACTATGTGAAGGTTGGTTATGAGTATGCGGATACAGAGATTGGTTCAATTACAGGATACACTGGTTTTGGAAACTCCATTGGACCACCAGCAGTTGAGAGTATCCCATACAAAGTATTCCGTTCAACAATGGGGGTGAATCCAAAAGCCACAGAACAAAGTTTTGATATAGGTCAGTTCGTATTATCAGGAACACCAGCAGGTGTGAACCCAACAACATCTAACCTATTCTTAACAAACGCACCAAGAACATTAGATGTGATGGAGGACGACTACTTCACATTGGGGTTCACAAACTATTATCTTTGGTCTGGTTCAACATCAGGACTCTCAGAGGGGTATTATGTGAAATACACATTTATTGACGACCAGGGAGCCGTAATCACCGCAACCACATACGACAATATTATATCAAATGGTGGTGGTCCAAGACCTAACTGTAATTTGGTGTATCAGAACTACCCATTGATATATCCCGCCACAGGAACTACAGATTACAACACACTTTATGTGGGAGCAGGACCAGCAAACTTACCATACATTCCACCAAACGCAGTTCAATATACCGTTCAGTTGTATGGAAGATTTACAGGTTCAACAATTCCAATTCAACCAACCCCAACTCCGACAGCAACTGTGGGAACAACCCCAACTCCTACAGGTAGTCCAACTCCGACACCTACGGCATATTGTAGTGGTTGCACCGAGTATCAAATCAGTTATACAGGTTCAGGTCAATATAGTGTTGGATTTACAAATTGCACCAATGGTAGATTTGGTCAGTTGGTATTACAACCTAATTTGGGTTATGTTGTATGTTCATGCACCTACCCAATCACAGAGGTTGCAGCAACAATCATAAATGCTGGTCCATGTAATCCAATCCCAACACCAACTCCGACACCAAGTCCAACAAGTGCTTGTGTATGTATTGAATATGGGGTAACGAACAACACACCATATACAGATGAGATTAGATGGTTAAATTGTAATGGAACGGTTGGGACATTCTCATTAGCAGGTAACTCAGGAATGGCTCCATTCTGTGCATGTCAGGATTCAATAACCTCAACATTCTCAGTTGTGGGTGTAATTGGTTCTTGTTCAACAACAACTCCAACTCCGACACCTACCCCTACAGTAACCCCATCAGCAAACTGTATCACTTGTTATCAGTTGAATATATCAAACAATAATGCAGTGACTTGTCCTGTCCAATACTACAACTGTTCAGCAAGTAGATGGGAGACAATTAACATAGCAGGTTTCACATCGGTAATCATACCTTGTGGTTGTCCAAACATAATCACAGATTGTGCAAACATAACAGTAATAACAGGAGCAGCCTGTTCATAAATAAAACGACTATGAAGAAAGAACAAATATTTGGTTTAATCAGACACACCCTTACATTCATCGGTGGTGTTCTGGTAATTAAAGGTGTTGTTGATGAAGCAACCTTTACAGAAATAAGCGGAGCATTACTTACCTTAATCGGTGGTATTTGGAGTGTAATAGATAAGAAGTAAAATGGCAATAATTCCACAAACCCCACCAACAGGTTATACTGAAGGAAACTGCGTTGAATACCAACCAGTATCAGAGATGTTCACATTTAACTTAAATTGTGGTCCAACTCGTTCACAGAACCAACACATTCAGTTGATGTTCTTGAATCGTTATGGACACTACGATTATGTTAGATTGATGTTTAACAGATTTCAGGGTCTATCTATTAATAGACAACAATATAAATCCTTGAATATTGATTGGGGTTCAGACAACCCTGTTAAGACACAATATTCTCGTGGATTGAATGACTCCGATGTTGTGATGGTTGAGACCGTATTGGTAAACACAGGATTTGTGAACCAACCTACATTCCAATGGTTAGAGGAATTATGGACATCAAATCTTGTCTATGAAATCACAACTGAAGGGGGACTTGCTCCTGTGAATATCTTGAACACAGAGTTTGAGAAAAAGATAGAAGGTAACAGAACCGTATACAATTTGGAACTCCAATATGTATATTCAAATAACATCAAACTTTTAGGAAAGTAACATGGATACTATATTATTGGCACAATTTACAGGGAATACTTGGCAGCGTATTGATGTGTTTGAGGACATTCCAATCACGCTCACAATTCAACAGAATGACTTGACTGATTTAACCAGTCGTAGAGTCCCATATTCCAAAACAATTCAGATTCCTGATACCAATAATAATGCAATCCTATTTGAACACTACTACGAGATAAATGGATTGGAGTTTAACCCACTCCAAAAAATCCCTTGTATCGTCCAATATAGAGGGACAGATATATTTCAGGGTGTGATGAGGTTGAACTCTGTAACCACAAACACAGAGGAACGATTGTATGAGGTTTATTTGATGGGTGAGGTCTCTGACTTTATGGCTCCACTTAGAAATCTACAATTACAGGATTTGAACTATACAGACCTCAATCACGACTTGGTGTATTCATCTGTTACTCAATCTTGGGAGTGTGTGAACGATGGAGCGTCAGGATTGTTCAATGGACAAATCCTATATCCACTTATCAATTATGGATTGGACTATCAGGGTTCAACCTCATCGGCAGCAACCCCTACATTCACTTATGATTTTGATGGAGTATTCTCATTTGACCAACCAGGTAGAGCAGTCCCACCATCAATGTTCAAACCTGCCATTCAGGTAAAATCCGTATTGGATAGAATGTTTGCTGAGACAGGGTATGAGGTTGTATCAGAGTTTTTTGATTCACCTTATTTTACTTCAATCTATATGGACACATTCCAAAATGGTAAGATTGGAGTTGAGTATGCTTCGGGTGTAACAAACCAAAACATATTCAGGACCTACATGAATCCTGTAAACTTTACCTATGATAAGGATACAACTCACCGATTACTGTTCAGGGATTTCTTAGGACCTGCCTACGACCCTTTAAATAACTTTATCAACCAATCAAATGGAAATAGATTTGTAGTTCCTTACGCGGGACAATACGGGTTTAATATTAGGTTTAATGTAATCACAGATGATGTGTGTATTCCTATTGCAATTGCTGACCCTGAGATTGTGGTTAGAGCATTCAAATCAACAAACCCAAATGATGTTATTGGAACAGGGACGATGTTCTACGAATCACCACTTATCAATTTGAGACAGGCATACATTGGACCATTGGGTAATGGACCACTACCAGTGAATCTATTCTTTGACGATGTGTTTGTTGCTGGTGAATATGTTGAGGTTGTAATCTTTGATAAGACCACATTCTTCTCTGTGTGTGCATCAAACATTAGGGGTGAGTATAGAATCCAAGCCTACGATGATGGAACGCTTAGAGACCCATTACCATTATACGAATTATACCAGTCCCCAACCATCATAACAGAATTGGTGGATATGAGATTGGGTATTCCAAACTTAGAGTGTGTTGAGTTCTTCAAATCCATGATTACGATGTTCAACTTGAATGTAACCCAAGATGAGCAAGCCAAGACAATTAGGATTGAACCATACACTTGGGATTATGACGACAATACCAGAGGTGTTAAAGATTGGACAAAGATATTAGATTTGAACTCTGATGTTAAGGTTGAACCGTTATCGTTTGAGTTGGCTAAAGATAGTATTTGGACTTATCAATTTACAGACAACGAATACCTACCAAAATTATGGCATGACCAGTATGACTTTGTATTTGGTCGTGAAAGGTTCACATCTGATTCCAATTTCTTTACAGGAGAAAACATATATGAAGTGCCATTTGGTCCATGTCCAACATCAGGTGTGACCAATGCACCCAACTTTATCATACCACAATTCTACTACCTGAATAACCAACAACAAGCACCATACGCAACCAAACCACACTTGTTCTTTTGGGTGGGTAATAGATTGGCTTGGAAAGACCAGTATAAGACACAACAAGGGTCATGGTATTTGAGTTCAGGTTCAACACCGATTGAATGGACAACCTATCCTGCGGTATCACACTTATCAACATTGGAATCACAAATCTCTGAGGTGGTATCGGACTTGAACTTTAGAAACACATTTGATTTCTTTGGAAACACCAATACACAGATTGAGCAGTTTACAGATTACAATGTGTATAATGTCTTTTGGAAAACATACATAGACAACCTGTATGACCCAACAGGAAAACGACTATCAGGTAATTTTTATTTCAGACCTATTGATGTTTATGATACCAAACTAACAGATAAGATATGGATTAAGGATTCTTGGTTTACGATTGAAAAAATGACTGATGCGGATTTGGTGAACAAACGATTGACCCAAATATCCCTCATAAAAGATATTATACCATATTACAGAATTGAACCACCAGCACCGATTTATATCTATGCTCCAAATGAGGGTTATCCTGGTCCAACTCAATTCTATTATGACTTGGCTTACATCTCAACGAACAAGGATTCTGTATGTGATGAGTCAGCAACTCAATATACCTTCTACTCTGATAACAATAGTTTGACCATTGAGAACTATGATGTAATTTATACAGACCTTACTGGTCCAACATTACTACCAATGGGAACATATATCAAACAACAGGGTAGTTCAACCACCTTCGTATGTGTTGATACTTATGGTAGAGTATTACAAACCTCTTGTTAAAAAATTATGGCAGAAACTATTGCTCTTAATATTGTCCTTAATGGTGTTCCCCAAGCGGTAACCAACATTGAGGAACTTGAATTAAAATTAAAACAGGCAAAACTTGAATTAAGTCAGATTGCCATTGGTTCAGATGCGTTCAAGAAATTATCCGCAGAGATACAGATTGCGGAAAGTAAGTTAAAGACATTACAGAAATCTGCCGAGGGTAAAGACCTTGAAGGTAAGTTAGGAGATTTAGCGAGATTGGGTGGAGCCATCGGGGCTTCCTTTGGTGCGGCAACAGCAGCGTTTGCTTTATTTGGCGAAGAAAGTGAGGACACCACAAAAGCCCTGGCTCAAGCCCAAAACGCATTGGTAATCGCCTTGGCTGCTCGTGAGGCGGCTGAAGGTGCTGTGGTTCTTAAGACCATAGCGTTGGACCTTTCAACCAAAGCATTGGCAATATCAACGGCAGCAACAAATAGTGTAACCAGAGCATTCTTTGCAACTCTTGCGGCAAACCCATACACAGCCATCTTGACTGGTGTTGGATTATTGGTTGCAGCATTCGCATCATTTACAAGTGGAACGGAGGACGCAACCAAAGCACAAAAAGAGTTCCAAAAGAATATTGATACAGATGTTGCCAAAGAGGTTACAAATCTGAAGGTATTGAACAATACAATCAACGACACCAGTCAATCATTAGACACAAGAAAGATTGCATTGGAGAACCTTAAAAAGTCATTCCCTGGTTACTTCAAGAATCTAAAAGATGAGGACATTCTAACAGGTAAGGTTAAAATTGCCAACGATAAATTAACAGGGGCAATCGTGGCTCAGGCTCAAGCAAGAGCATTGGAGGCAAGGATTGCTGAACGAAGTATTGGACTATTAGATTTGGAGAGAGAATTGGCTAAGGCAACTGCCGCAAGAGCCAAGGCACAAAAAGATTTAAAAGAGGCTGAGAGTGTAATTGTAACAGGTGGGGGAACTGCTGGTGGATTTGGTGGAACAAGTAATTTCCAAGCATCTGCTGAGAATGCATTGTTCAAAGCCAAAGAAAGAGTTGCCGATATTCAAAGAGAAATCAACAAATTAAATAAAGAAAACAATAGAGATTTTGCCGACATCAATGAGAGACAGAAAGATTATCTTGATTTGGTTGAAGATGATACTGAAAAGACAGACAAGAATACTGAAGCAAAAGAAAAGAATATTCAAGCAACTCGTGAACAAATCAAATTATTCAATCAGTTAGAAGAATCCTTAAATAATGAATTGGACTCACTACAAAAATCAGTTGATATATTCACCAAGTTAGCAGAAGCACAGGCTATTGATGTAGAAGAACCAAAAGTTTTAACAACAATCAAAGAACTTAAAGGTGCGATTGATGGATTGATTCCTGATACACTCCAAGACAAGTTCAAGGAGATTGGTCTTGCGATTGAGTTTATTGATGGTAAGTTCAACATACAGAAAAATACATTAGCAGAAACCAGAGATGTCTATGGTGAGTATGTTGAGGAATTAAGAAAAACCTTAACATCAGGAGCATTGACTCAAGGGGTTACTGAGTTTGCCAACACAGCGACAAAAGAACTTGATAAGATTTCATTATTATTCCAACAAGGATTTGTAACCAAAGAAGCGTTCCAAGCAACTGAAACACTAATCAAACAATATAAGGACTTAAACTTTATCATCAAACAATTACCTGAAGGAGTTCAACAAATCTTCACAGGAGATGAACTTGAAAGATATTTGTCTATTGTTAAAGAGATTGGTATTGCGACAGGTGAGATTAGATTTGAAAGAGATGCTGAAGGTAATATCAAGAAGATTGAAGACAGCACCGTAAAATTAAGTATCCAACTACAGAGATTAGATGAGTTCCTTAAAAAGAGTTCATCATCATTGCAGGAAAAATATAATAAGGATTTGGTTGTTGTGACTGATACTGGTAAAAAAATTAATGAGGAAGCATTTAAGAGATATGTTGATATTTTGGTCAAACAAAAACAACTTACTGAAGAGCAGGGATTAGACCTAAAAGACAAGTTAGATGAGTTTGGTGGAGAAGCGGATAAACTAATTAAAGAGTTATCAGACGCTCAGACCAAAGCATTATCAACAACGGTTCAAAACATTATTGCTGAGGAATCACAGATTCGTGGTTTCTTGTTTGATGTTCAACAACAGAGAGCGGAAGCATTAAAGGTTCAAGGTGAAGCACAATCTCGTGTGTTCCTAAACAACTTGGAATTGGTGTTTGACTTTACCCAAAAGGAAAACGCAATCCTTATAGATGCAACAAAGACCACAGAGCAACAAAGAAAGGCAATACTTGATGACTTTGCCAAAAAGAAAATTGACCTTACCAACCTAACTGAAAAAGAGATTGATGCAATCATCGCATTCTACTTGGATAAACAAAATGCCGCACTTGAGAAATCAAACGAGGCATTCCAAAAGAGAATTGAGAAAATCCAATCCAACATTGAAGCGTTCCAATCAGCATTGAACTCATTGGGTCAAACCACATCATTGTTTTTTGACGCTCAGTTTGACCAATTGGAAAAAAGAAACCAAAGATTACAGGAGACAATTATCGGTGATTCTGAGGAAGCAAATCAAAAGAGATTGGAGGCTGAAAAGTCATTCCAAGCACAGAAGGCTGAACTTGAAAAGAGAGCAGCAAAAACGGCATTAAGAATATCATTGGCTCAAGCCTTAGCGAACACCGCAGAAGCCATCACCAAATTGGCAGCAATCACAGGTGGTGTTGGAGCATTCATTGGAGCAGGAGCAATCGTCGCATTTAACGCAGCACAGGTTGCGATAATTGGTAGTCAATTGGCAAACATTGACTCTTACAGACGAGGTGGTAAACTTGGTTCAGGGGGAATGGTCTCAGGACCTGCTCACGAATATGGTGGAGTTAAGTTTCAAGGTGGTGGAATTGAGTTGGAAGGAAACGAAGCAGTCATCAACAGATACTCAAGTATTAACTACATGGGATTACTTGACCAAATAAATCAGGCTGGTGGTGGTAGACCTATCCAACCAGCAATGGACGATTCAAGAATTGTGGAAGCAATTGCAAAACAACGAAACACTCCAATTAGAGCGTATGTTGTGGAATCTGATATCACCGCTAAACAAGAAACAGCAAGACGACTTGAAAAATTAAGTCAGTTTTAATCTAACTATTTATTAAAGATGTATAAAGTAATAGAACTTGAGGTAAATCCCGACATATCAGGTGATACTGGTGTATTTGAGGTAGCATGGGTTGAGTATCCCGCAATTGAACAGGAGTTAATGTATTTCAACAAACAGAGATTCTACAAGGCTCCTGAGAATGTATCAGCAAAAGCATGTCGTGCCATCAAAGAGAATGAAGAAAGGGGAAATCCTGCAGCAACACAAACAGGAAAAATTAGAGCACAACAATTGTGTAATCGTGACGAGATTTCATTGGAAACCGTTAAGAGAATGAAATCCTATTTGGAGAGAGCGGCAACCTATTACACAGGAAACTACGATGATAATGGGACAATCTCCTATGACCTATGGGGTGGTAAGCCAGCACTTGAGTGGGTTGATTCAATCTTGAAGAAAGAGGAAATGGGAGTTCAGGACTTTGTTAAACCAGGTCCAACAGAATCCAAAGATGAGTTCATCGGTCGTTGTATTGCCTATGTTAAGAACGAGGGAAAAACTGATGACCAAGCAGCGGGACAATGTTATGGTATGTGGGAGAACAGAGAGTTCTCAGCAACCAGAGTTGGTTTTGAGTGGGAGACCCTCAAGACAACAGCAGGACTGAGAATGTTCAAAAATGAAATGAGCCGAGGTTCATTACCAGTATTATTCATTCAAGGATTACCAACTAAAGAACTGATTGAGTTCACAACTGAGTATGGTATCCCTGTGAGTGCAATCAATATGTATTCAACTCGTAATGAGAAAATTGATTTGGTTAAAGTTATGGGTCTTAAAAGACACTATGATTTGGACTTTAATGTAAGACAAGAATTAGGTCCAATCGCAGTTAGATTTGACTATGATGTTTCAGGATTACCAGCATACGACAACTATCCCGCAAGTGGTGAGACCGATTCAATGTTGGTTGAACCTGAATTACCACCAGTATTATTTGAGGGTGATTGTGGTTGTGGTGGAGGAATCTTTGAAGGTCTTGAAGATGCTTGTTGGGAAGGTTACATTGCAATTGGAACAAAAATACAAAATGGTCGTGAAGTGCCTAACTGTGTTCCAAAGGAAGAGTTTGAATCATTCGGTGTTGAAGATTATACTGAAGAAGAAATTGAGACCGTAAAATTATTAAAGTTCTTGGCTGAAACTGATGTTGAAAAGTTTGAGGCAATCACAGGAGCGATGAGGGGTTCAACAGAACAAGAAATCTACAGGAGAAATCACAAATCCCCAACCGTATATTTCAAGTATGAGAGAGTGTTGAGTGGTTCACCTGATAGAGATTTCTGTGATTCAATAGAGGACAGATATTTCCGCAGATTAGAGATAGATTTATTGAGGGACACCAATACAGAGTTTGGTCATAAGAGACAAGCCTATAGCAAATGGCTATACAAGGGAGGTCCTAATTGTGTTCATGCTTGGCACAAATATTTGTTTCAGGGAAGTAATAAGGCAGATGAAGGAATGGCTGAGGGAACTGCTGGTATCCCACCAAAGTCATTACCGAATAACGGATACTATAGTCCTGAGACCAAGAGAAAATCAGAGGTCGCTTACATCATATCACAACAGAATATGAACTCCGTATCTTACATGAAGGATATTGAGTGTGCATTTGGTGATGTGTGCAAACCAAACTTTGATAAGAAATCAGAACAGGTGTTTGCAGCAAAAACTGAGGAAAGAATGATATACACCCCATTGATGATACCTGATATTTTGATTCCAAGAATTGATGAGGTCACCAATGAGAAATACTATGTTAAGTTCAAACCATCAACTATCCTTACAATTAGAGATAAGTTCATGGCTGAGTTAAGAAACAGAATGACCAACTACGAACACACAGACAAAAAGTTTGAGGACATCGTAATGGTTGAGACATGGATTGTTAAGGGTGAAAAAGACAAAGCCTATGAGTTAGGTTTTACAGATGAGCAAGTGCCAGTCGGAACCTGGATGGCAGCATATAAGGTGTTAGATACACCTGAAGGAAATCTTGTTTGGAATAATTATATTAAACCTGGTGTGGTGAAGGGTGCGAGTGTTGAAGGAAACTTTTTACTCAACTTTTCAGTTCAAAAAGGTGATGAGTATTTATTAGAACAAGTGATAAACATAATAAACAAAATAACTTATTAAATGAACGCAACAGAAGCAATCAACAAAATCGCTGACTTGTTAGGTCTTAAGTTCAAATCTGAAAAGTTTTCTGTAACCAAGTTAATTGATGATATAACAACTATCACCAATAACTCTGAAGAACCATTCGCAGTGGGCAATGAATTATTCGTTGTAGGTGAGGATTCAATCTTGAAACCTGCACCCGCAGGTGAACACAAAACTCGTGATGGTATTCTTTTGGTAGTAGGTGAAGATTCAATTATTTCTAAGATTGAGGAAATCAAAGAAGAAATAGAATCTCCTGAAGTAGAAGAATCATCAAACGATGTAATTGTAAATGAAGAAACTATGGCAAAAGCAAAACTAACAGACGGAACTGAAATCATGACTGATGAAGAAGGTGATTTCCAAGTTGGACAAAAATTGTATGCAATCACAAAAGAGGGTGAAAAAGTATCTGCTCCTGAAGGGGAACACACAACTGATTCTGGTATCGTATTGACCGTAAATGGTGAAGGATTCATTACAGGTGTGAAGTATCCTGACATGAGTGGCGAAGGCTCTCTTGAAGATTACAAAAAGGAAATGAAAAAAATGAAGGAGGCAATGTCACAAATGATGGCAGTTATGTCCAAGTTCAGCAAGGACTTTGAGTCCTATAAAAACGATTATGAGGATTTCAAGAACTCCCCTGTGTTTGAAACACCAGTGGCTCGTAAGACTTTCGCAAAAGAAAATATTGCAGATGCGAAAGTTGCATTCTTGAGAAATGCATTAAAAAAATAAAATAAATAAAAAATAAAAATGGAAAAGAAAATGTTCAAAAAAGGGGAAGTATCATCTTTCGCTTTTAACTACGATTTGTCTAACCTACCTACTTACAACTCATACGGTGACGATATGTTGATTAAGGCGTTCTTAGGTTTGACTTTACCAAAATATTCATCTGTTAGACCAAACTTGAAAGGAACAACTGAAAAAGTAGGTTTCGTAACTAACGATGTTATATTACAAGATTTAGCCTGCGGGTTTGAACCCACAGGTGACACAGTTCAAAATGTTGTAACAATTGACTTGTGTAATAAAAAAGTAAACCAACAATTGTGTCCTTATTCTTTATATGACACTTATTTGAGTCAGTATTTGTCTGATAGCAATTTCCAAGAATCTGTTCCTTTTGAACAAGTTATCCTTGAAGATATCGCTAACAGAACTGCTAACCAAATTGAATTACAATTGTGGAGAAACTCTACTGCAACTGGTGCTACAGTTTACAACAGTCAGTGTTTTGATGGTCTTATCAGATTGATTACATCTGCTAACGGTGCGACTCCTGTAACTTACACAGCGGCTACTGCAACAAATGGTCTTGATGTATTCACATCTTACTACCAAGCAATCCCTGAGAATGTATTACACAGAGATGACTTAGTTATCTATTGTGGTTATGCTGACTACAGAGCGTTGGTAGCGTCAATGAGAAACAACAGTTTCATCAACTTGTTCACAGACCCAACTGGCGTTGCTACTGAAGGTTCTGATTGGGGTGTAATCCTTCCAGGTTCAAATGTAAGAGTAGTTCCAACTCAAGGTCTTACAGGTCAATCTAAAGTATATGCAGGACCTGCACAATATGTAATGGTTGGTATGAATGCTGAGATGATGACTCAAAAAGCAATGTATGACCCATTTGAAGACATCGTGAAATTAAACTTACATGCTACTTACGGTGTGGGTGTATTCTCTGTTGATTCTTGGGTAGTTGCTTCCTAATAAACCTTAAATTAAAAAACTAAAAATTATGAGTTGTTTTATATCAAGTGGGTTTACATTAGATTGTAGAAATGCATCAACAGGTGGTTTACAAACTATTTGGATTTTGGGTGGTTCTGGTAACACAATCACATCATGGACATCAAATGGTGATAACCAAGTTACTGCAGCATCTGGTACAGGTGTATTCTACAAGTTTGAACTCACTAAACAAGGCTCTTCATTCACTGAAGACATCGGGGTGAACACAACTGCTCAGTCAGTAGTATTCCAACCGACATTGGTAATGAACTTACCAAGAATGGACAAGGATTTGAGAAATGTATTCCAAAATCTTGTTTCACAAAATAACATCTATGCTATCGCAAAAGACAACAACGGTCGTTATTGGACAGTTGCTTGGCAGAACGGAGCATTGGTAACCGCAGGTTCTCTTGCATCAGGATTGGCTTACACAGACCTTAACGGTATGTCAGCACTTACAATCCAAGGTGGTGAACCAAACGCAACACAAGAAATCCTTGTAACTACTACTCTTGGAGCAATATTTACAGGTATTACGGTTCAAGCGTAATTAAAAATAATAATCGGCACCCTTCAACCCTGAGGGGTGCCTTTTTTAAGCCAAGAACAAACAAATGAAGTGGAACGGTAGAACATACAGACCAGCAAACGCACAATACATAACAAAGAAAAAACCCTTTGATTTTCAGGAAGCATTAAAACCCTATGGTGAGAAAGAATTGCCAGTGTGGAATGCCATTGTCGCTGTGAATAATGAGACATCATCAGAACCTGTTGCTTCACCGACACCGACTCCTTCTAATACTGCTACACAAACTCCAACTCCCACAGTAACACAGACCAACACACCTACAACGACAGCGACTTTAACACCAACTCCTACAAATACATCAACACAGACACCATCACCAACGCCTTCACCACAACCTGTATTATGGGTTGCGTCTAATGGTAGTAATGGTATTGAAGGTTATTCAATTTCCCCAAGTGCGACAACTTGGACTAATGCGAATATGAATACTTTGTCCGCAACTGTTTTAACTACAATAGCAAGTGATGGAACATATTGGGGTGGTGTTGGGACAACCAATACAGGAACAACCGCACAAATATCTTATCTTTCCAATAATGGTTATGATTGGTTTACAGGAGCAACAATGCCAAATTATCAAGCAGTATCAAGAATTGCAACTAATGGTTCAATTTGGTTGGTTGGTTCAGCAATATCAACAAGTGGAACAATTGCGAGTTATTCTTATGATAGAATAAATTATTCTGCCGCAACTATAACTATTCTATCAGGACAATCAACACCAACTAATATTAGCTCATTTGGATATAATGGAAGTAATTGGTTGGCTGGTTGTTCTTCTACAGGAGCAACAGCACCAGTAAGGACAGCATTATTATATTCTGAAAATGGTGTAAATTGGACTGGTCTAACAAATAATTTCTTTACTGCGAATATAACGCAATTGATTTACGCAAATGGAAAATGGGCTGCAGTTCAAAGTATTGGAACTAGTTTGAATAAGTTTGCAACATCAATAGATGGATTAAATTGGACGGGAACAACAAATATTACAAATGGTAGTATATTTGGAAGTAGCAATTTAAGTGCTATTGTTTATTTCAAAAATAAGTATGTTGCGTCAGTAAATACAACAGGAGCGACAAGTTATACAATTGCTTATTCAAATGATGGTTTAACTTGGTCTGCGGCAACAAGCACAAAACCTTTAATTGCTGGTGGTGTTAGAACATTAACTACAGATGGTAATGTATTGATTGCGAGTTCAATAACAGGAGCAACAGGAAATATAAATGAAACATTTATTTCTAATGATGGTATAAATTGGTCGGCAAATACTGGTAGTAATTTTAACACTATATTTACAGGAACATCTCAAGTATCTAACATAACAAGTAATGTAATGATACAACCACCACCAAACCCAACACCTACCCCTACCGCAACTGTTACACAAACCCCTACAAACACTGAGACACCGACAACAACACCGACAAACACTGAGACACCGACACAAACCCCTTCAAATACACCAACAGGGACACCAACTCCGACAACCACACCAACTCCGACACCTACTGACCCAAGAGCATGTAGAACTTATGAAATCGTTACAGGTGGGTTTTCTATATTCGTTAATTATATTGATTGTGATGGAAATCCACAAACTTATTCTCAACCATTCGGGGATACAAATACAATATGTGCCAAACAAAATAGTGTAGTAATAACAAGTGGTTCAGGAACTATAACCGATATTGGAACTTGTCCTTTACCTACACCTACCCCGACAATAACTCAAACACAAACTCCAACTCAAACAGGAACTCCTACTCAAACAGGAACTCCTACTCAAACTCCTACAAATACTCAAACAGGGACTCCAACTCAAACTCCGACTAACACATTAACACCAACAAATACAAGTAGTCCAACACCTACTCCAAGTTCCCAACCATCAGGAACAACTGAAGCAAACACCTATTTAAGTGCTGTGGTTGATGCTGGTGGAACAGGTATTACTGAAACTGTATCTGCGGCAACAAGAACATTATTCACATCTCTTGTATCAAATAATCTTTGGGAAAGTATTACCACTATGTATCCGATGTTGGGTGGTATAAGTGCATCTTGTAAGTTCAATGCCAAAAACCCTGTTGATACAGACGCTGCATATAGATTAGTATTTAACGGAGGTTGGACATTCAACGCTTCAGGGGCTACTTCTAACGGAACTAACGCCTACGCAAATACCTACTTATCACCTTCAGCAATGACTTTAGATAGTCAGCATCTTGGTATTTATTTATCTAATAACAGTGCTCCTGTTGGTTCGGGTAGAAACTATGTTGGTGCGGCTCAAGGAACTCGCTACCAAGTAATTGCTCAAGACGGAACACCTAACTGGTTTTGGGGTGTTAATAGTGGTGGTTCATCATTGGCAAGCCCTAATACTCAAGGTATGTTATTGGCGGCATCAAGTGGAACTACAAACAACGCTCTTTATAGAAATGGTAGTTCATTACAAAATGTGTCGGTTTCATCAAGAAGTGCAATCACAGTTCCTATGTTCTTGGCGGCGATGAATAACAACGGAACTCCTATCCAATACTACGCAAACCAATATAGTTTTGCTACATTTGGATTAGGTTTAACGGCAGCACAGGTAACAACTCTTACAAATATAATAAACACATTCCAAACCACATTAGGTAGAAATACATTCTAATATGACTGAACAAGTAGCAATTTTAACAATAAATCAAAAGGATAGTTTGGTGGGACAACTGGTATGTCCTGATGTATATTTCAACCCAACATTAGACGCCAATGTAAATTGGTTCATATCTGATGAGGAAATCATGAGCTCAATTTACCCTGAACATGAGTGGGTCAAAGATTTAACTTTGAGTGATTATGTTGGACCATACATGCCACCACAACCAAGCCCAATTCCTTCAGGAACGACAGAGTATGTTGGCAGTTAAAAAGAAAGTAATTGTTGATGAGGTTGAATATGAAGGTTATGAAATATTCTCAGTTGAATGGGAATTAAAAAATAACTTATTTGGAGTTAAGGTTATTTATACTGATAACGACACAGAAACAAAGAAACTAAAAACCCATTACTTTAGGGTTGGAGATGATGTTAACATAAATGAAATAATAGACGAGATACACAAATTACATGGCAAGGATATTCTATAGAAAAAAGTTTAGTAACTATTTGGGAGAACAAAGAGCGATAGATGATATTGTTGTCGCATATACTACTGACCCAACACCAACACCTACGCCATCTATTACCCCAACTCTAACTCCTACAGGAACTCCTACGGCGACTCCTAATCCAACATCTACACCTACACCATCTATTACCCCAACTCAAACTCAAACACCAACCACAACTCCTACGAATACTCCTACGAATACAGGAACACCAACACAAACTCCGACAAATACAGCAACGCCTACATTTACACCTACCCCGACTCAAACTCCTAACGCTCTTTGTCCTCAACAACTTATCTTGAGTGCATCTTCACCGAGCTACTTATACGGATTATACAATAGAGCAACAATTTATACTGGTGGAACATTTGAGACCGCTTGGTATAACTTTGATGATAACATAATGAACTATGGAACTAACCCTGACGGAAACGACTATGTGGCTTTCTCAATCAATTCGGGTAGTGATTATACTTCGTTATATTGGAGTAGTGATATATTGGGTAATGATGGTAATTGGACTATCGCTTACTCAACTGGTAATACCTTATTTAACGGAGGAACTCTAATCAGTTCAATTATATTGGATACTGACTCTTTGCTTAGTGGTAGTTTGTTCTTCCCACCAAATGGTTTCTTACAATTTAATGGTGGTTATATCAATTATCCTGCGTCTTGTCCTACACCGACTCCTACCCCGACTAACACAAAAACACCAACTATGACCCCTACTCCTTCAGCAGCGGCTTGGACTCCAGCACAAATGACTGCATTATGGGATTGGTGGACGGCAAGTAGTGGTGTAACAACAGCATTTGGTTATGTTATTGGTTGGCAGGGATATAATGGAAATATTTTACTTCCATTTAATAACAATACTAATAATAGTTATATTTCATCTGATTCTTCATTTAATAATCAACCTTCAGTCAATATAAACACCACTCAATTATCAGCTGGTGATGTAGGACTTACAACTTTAGTTAGTAGCGCATCTAGTGTGAGTAAGTGTCAAATTATTGTTGGTCAAGTTATTTGGAAAACTGGTGGTGATACATCTATTATTGCAGCTTGGGGGGCGGAAAACAACCCAAGATTTGCTATGTTTAGTCAGCCAGGAACACCATTAGTTGATTATTATGCCGATGTATCAGGATATAATCAAGGGACAGGTTATTTTGAACCAAGCAATTATGTATTCGCAAGACAACAATATAATTTCTCAAATGGAGAATTAAGATATTATGAGTCATCAGCAAATACCTTTAATAATCAAATTGGAACATATACAGCATCATCAGGACTAAACTTTGTAAATGGATACTTTACAGTAGGGTCTTATAGAGGTCAATTTGGTTCAACTCCAAATATGAAGGTTGTAGAGGTTATTGGATTAAACGCAATTCCTACAAGCACAGAACTTACACAGTTATCAACATATATTACAAACAAATACGGAATATAAAAATGATATATTTAAATCAAGGTCAGAATAACGAAGCAGCAGCCATCTGTTCAAGAAACAAGTGGTTGACTGGTCCTGTCTCATATCTGTGGTCAATGCAACATAAATTGTCCCAACAGAAATATCGTTTCATTCCTTATTTAGTTCCATCAACGGCTTCATTTAATCCACCTTATGACCTATTTTGTATAAACATTGATGATTCAATTCCTCAAGTTTTAACGGGAGCAACCGCATGTGGTCAGACCAATGTCCATTTGATACCAGGTGAATATGACCTCAAGGTCTATGAGCAACCATTATCACTATCAGGTAATACGAATCCTCAATTTGCATACGATGTGGTATATGAAACACTCGTGACTGTGGTAGGAGAAAACCAATACGACCCTACCGTTTGGTCAGGAACATCAAATACTTATATTGTGTATAATCCGAATAACGATTAAAAGATATGAAAATTAGTCAAATGAACTTTGCCGTGGACAATGTGGACCGTTGGGTAGAGAAAATGTATAAGAACGAACCATTCGTAAGATGGGGGTTAGATAATATGGAAGTGGAAAGATTGTATTGGTATACAGATTTCTCACCAATCCATAACGCTTGTATTCGTGCCAAGGTAAATAACGCTGCAGGTCGTGGATTCACAACTGACTACAAAATCAACTCCAAAGAATATTTGAATGATGTCTTGAAACAGATGTTATTTGAGTATATTGTGACTGGTAACTTATTCTTGGAAATCGTTTGGAAAAAAGATAGACGACAAGGAATTAGCGGTTTCCATGTTATCCCATCAAAATACATGAGAGCCAAACAACCAAAAGATGCTGAACTATATTCGGACACTTGGTTCTATTCACACGATTGGGCTATGTGGAAAAAGGCAGGTATTGTTGAACTAAAAGAGTTTGACCCTACCGCCTATGAAGACAGACAGGTTATCGCAATCAAACAATATCAACCTGGTTACATTTTTTATGGTTCGGCTGACTATGCCTCAAGCCTATTGGATATTCGTTTATCTCGTGCAATCTCTGAACATAATTTGCACAACATCTATAACGGAGCATCACCTTCACTTTGGGTTCACTTGCCTGAACAAGGTCCTGATTCACAAAACGACCAAGAGAACATCTTAAAGAGATTGGAAGAACGATATGTTGGTTCATCAAATGCTGGTCGTATCATCGTTTCATGGGGAGGTCCTGAAGGTGAGAAACCTGAGATTACCCAAATC